TTGGAATCCTTATTACCCTCTCGCAGATATTGATCTACGCATGTATTTGGGCGATCAGTGGAACGTTCAGGAGCGTGAGAAACTATTTCAAGAGGGGCGAACTGCATGGGTTAACAATCTCATACGAAAAAATATCAACCTCGTTGACGGCTATCAAAGATCTCACAGAATGAGTTCGATTGTTCTTCCGCAGGAAGAAAAAGATCAGCAAGCAGCCGACGATTTGTCAGATTTACTTCAATATGTGTATCAAGCCGGAGATGGTTATAAAGTTATTTCAGATTGTTTCTCGGGGGCCATTAAAACTGGGTGGAATCTTGCGACTGTGTGGATGGATTTTAGAGAAGACCCGATAAACGGTGATATAAAATTTGGAAGAGAGCCTTATTCTGGCTTTATCACAGATCCGTACTTAACCCAATTATCATTTGAGGACTGTTCAAACGTTATCAGACGCAAATATGTAACTCCAGAACTAGCCGCTTCACTTCTTCCAGATCATAAAAAAGATATATCTAACATACACAAGATGGGATGGTCTCGTGATGATAAATTTACATGGCTTCCTTATCAAACTCAGCCAAATGGCCAAGATTTTATCGCGTACAATGAGTTCTACAAACAGCTATGGAAAGATGTTCCTGTTCTCGTTAACGAAGAAACGGGTGAATATCAAGAATGGACGGGGCAAAAAGATGCCCTAAAATATCTTTTAGGAAAATATCCTGAATTAAAAGTTACAAAACAGGAAAAAAAGCATGTCGAGTGCCATATCATCTTAAATGATGTCTACGTAAAAACAATTGAGAACCAGTACGGTCTTGACGAATATCCATTTGTGCCGTTCGTGGCAGTTTGGGAGCCGGAGGCAGAAAATTGGGGCTTAAAACTACAATCTTTAGTGAGATGTCAAGTTGATCCGCAGAGGCTTTCTAATCGTTCTCTAAGCCAGATGACAGATATTCTTGAATCTCAAATCAATTCCGGGTGGATTGCCGAAGAAGAATCGGTCATAAACCCAAATTCACTCTTTCAAACATCTCAGGGCCGAGTTATTTGGAAAAAACGTGGTGCAACACCGGGGGCACTGGAGAAAATAGCTCCATCTCAAATACCTCCCTCAATGTTTCAATTGCAAGACGTTTACTCAAAATCAATGGCTGAAATACTTGGAGTGAATGACGCAGCGTTTGGAGTACCTGAATCGGGCAACGAATCCGGAATTATGATGATGCTACGTCAAGGAGCAGCAATAACAAATCTTCAGGGCGTTTTTGATAATCTAAGATATTCGCAAAAAATGCTTAGTAAAAAAGTTCTTAAATTGATTCAAACATGGACCCCCCAAAAAGTTGAGCGAATTCTGGGCAGAAAGCCAACAGAGCAATTCTATTCAAAAGATTTCATTAAGTATGATATTTCTGTGCAAGAAGGAATGTTAACAGATACTCAGAGACAAATGTACTTCAGACAACTTGTTGATCTTAAGCAACTTGGCGCTCCTGTTTCTGGCTCAATGCTGGCTAAAGCTGCGCCGATTCAAGGAAAGTCTACTTATCTAAAAGAACTTCAAGAAGAAGAAAAACAACAAGCTCAAGCAGGACAACAACAACAGCAAATGCAAATGAAAATGGTTGAGAGCCAGATAGAGAATCAAAAAGCTTCCTCAATCGAAAAGCTTGCTGGGGCCAAAGAAAGATTTACTCGTGGATTTGCTAATGTTGGACTCAGCGACGAAAGGTCTGCTGCAGCAGTAGACGCTCGAGCTTCAGCTGCATTAGATAGAGCTAAAGCGATTACAGAACTTGCAAAAATGGATGACGATAGATTGATAAAATATTGGGGTTTAGTTCAACAAATGGAAGCCAGCAACAAAAATCAAGAACAAGAAATTAAGAGTGATGATTTAGCAATTGCATCCGAAGGACAACAGCTTGGAGATCAACTACTCGGAAAAAATCAGAGTATACCTCAAGAAATGATGCCAGATCAACAAATTTAGGCTATTCCAAGAGGCCTTTTAAGTTCTTGGACTAATTTTAAAATAATTTTCATTCAGACTAGGAGAAATATGAAAAAGAAAAGTTCATCAAGCCGTTACGAGTCTATGGGCATGAAAAATAAAGCTCGAATGAGCAAAGGGGAGAAATCTTTTAACCTGCAAGACAACGCACAGGCGTCTACAGTTAAAAACGTTCCCTCCGATGCTGAGAAGTACGACATGAATCGTATGAGATATTACAGCGCTGGTTCGAAAGGATATCCATCCGAAGCGTGGAACTATCAATATTAAAATAAAGGATTAACGTGCAAGAGACAGGTGAAACTAGGGACGCTATAATTGCAGATGACAATAAATTAATTGAAGAAATCATCAATGCTAATAAATCTAATAAAGAACCGTATTGGATTGTGGTTTTTGCAAAGCCTGCAAGAAATTGTGTCGACGGAAAATATACATTAGCTAAGCACATTAAACCTTATAACGTTAAGCCTCAGTCTCAAGTGGGAATGCTTATCGGTGAAGTTAATAACAGATCCGGAAACATAAAATGGGAAATTAATATGCCCCAAAAACCATTTGATTTTGATCGGTTACCGGGAATTACAAGCATTGCCGGAGGTGAAGTTGTCATTGAAACATCCACCATTGCTAATGCTTATCTAACAAAATAATGACGCCGATTTTCGGGCGAGGGATAAATCATGAGTTTAGATTTACAAAATTCGGGCGATGAGATCATGGAAGACGCCGTTCCACAGGTTTTAGATGAAATGAATCAACAATCTGAACATAGCAAACAAGTTCCACTTGCTGCGTTGGAATCAGAAAGATCAAAACGTCAACAACTTGAAGATGAAAACAGAATGATGCGAGATCATTTTGCGATGCTACAAGCTCGTCAACAACCTCAACAACAATCACGTCAAGATGAAACAGACGGGATGGATGAATCAGACGTAATGACTATCGGTGAGTTTAAAAAGCTTAGCGGAAAAATTAAGAATGAATTTCAGTTGACCTTAGACGAATTGAAAATGTCGCAGAAATATCCCGACTATCAAACTGTAATTTCAAAATATTTACCAGAAGTAATTAAAAGCAACCCAAATATTAAAGGTTCATTAGAAAAAACCCAAGATTATGAACTAGCTTACTATCTTTCTAAAAATTCAGATGCTTATAAATCAGATAATAAAAAATCTGTAAGGCATGCAGATGCAGAGCGTATTTTAAAAAATACACAAACATCTGGAACTTTATCGAGTGTCGGGCAATCAACCCCAATGTCACAAGTTAAAAAATATAAAGATATGAGCGATTCAGATTTTAAGAATTTAATGAATAGAAATTTGGGATATTAACAAACAAAAAACAGGAAATAAATTATGAGTAGTTCAATTACTACAGTAAGTGTATTACCTCCTGCTGTACGAGAGTATTATGACCGGCTTTTGCTCATGACCGCATATCCAAATTTAATTTATACTAAATTTGCACAAAAGCGTGTCTTGCCAGAAAAAAGCGGAGATACAATCGTCTTCAGACGGTACGCAAAATTGTCAACGGTTCCTATTCCGTTAATCGACGGTAAAATGAATGCTGTCTTTAAACCCACTCTGATTGACTTGGAAGGCTACGTTATGCAGGAAGCTGCTTAATATGCTGACAGGGCCGAACTTTTTTTATGGACCTTTTTTATTAAGGATTTGCATACGATGATGACAATCTTCTCTAATACTAACGATCTCTTCAGGGATTTTGTGATAGGTGCGGATTTTAGGAAATGTTTTTCTAAATTCCATTGCAACTTCACAGGCTTCTTTTTTAACGATGAGAAACGGGTATATCAAGGGAAGAAGTTCATCAATAATTTTTCTATCTACAAACCATTCATGACGGATTTTCCAGTTTTTATTTTCTATTTTTCTAGAATATTGCCAACCACCATAGGTGAAATAAAGGTAATCAATCAAAGGCAAAGAGGTATTCATAACGAAAAGTCTAAGCGTGTGAGTTTTACCTCCAGGCCTACCGATGTAGAAACAACCTTCTCCATCAATAATACCAGAAAGATAAGACAATTGTATGTCACTCCATTTCATAAAAGATCCTTATTTAGAATCAATTATAACACATTGATTACTAAGTGTAAAGAAGACGGTGAACGACTAAGTGAGAGGGGCGCGAAAGCGCAAGCGATAGTCTGAACTTTATGGAAACATAAAGAAGGAGAGTCGAAGAACTTTCCTCGCCATAGAAATATGGTCAGTAGGCTTAATGAGCTGAAAGTAACAGAATGATAACTCCTCCGGGAGCACCATTATCAGTTACAGACATTAAAGCTAGAGTTAGCTTTTATGGTAACTTTGTAACAATTACTAACCAAGTCCAACTAACTGTTGAGGATAGGACGTTAAATGAAAGTGCTAGATTATTAGCACAGAATATGGCTCAGACCATTGATGAAGTTACAAGAGATGTGTTGGCTAGTACTAGTTCAGTGCAGCTTTGCTCAAACGGAATTAACGGTGGAACCCCAACCGAATTAACAAAAGCTGATATTGATGCTGCTGTTACTAATTTGCTCGGTAATGATGCCGATATGATTTCTGAAATCATTATGGCGACTGATCAGTTTTCAACAACTGCTATCAGACCCGCATTTTGGGGCTATATCGATACTGATCTACTAGACGATCTAGAAGCAGTAGCGAATTTTGTTACCTCTTCTCAATATCCTGGCAACCAAAAAGTTGTCCTAGATAGCGAGTGGGGAGCAACTGGAAACGTTAGATGGTTATTTACATCTGCCGGAAGCGTAAGTTCCGCTGCTACTCCTGTTTTCAATAATTTTATTGTTGGAAAAGAGGCATATGCAGTTGTGAATTTAAGAAGCCAAACAGGCGACTTCTATATTGAACCCTTGGGTTCTGCTGGAAGTGCTGATCCTCTACACCAAAGAGGCTCCGTGGGTTGGCAACACCCCTTCGTAAGTCGCATCCTGAATGACGCTTTTATGGTTAACTTAATGGCAACACACTCATAAGGAGTACTTTATGGCACAGATGAAAACTGTTACCTGGACAAATCCAGCTAGTGCAGTAGCACGCAATGAATCAGTTGGTTTTGCAGTAGCAAGAGCAATGACGATTGATATTACGAACGGTGGCTCATACTTGTGGGTTTATGGAATGACCAATGGTTATTACTTAACCCTTTCAAGCGGAGCTATCACAACATCTAATGGATTTACACCATTAGCGCAGAGTGCTCTTTTTGGAGCCCCGATTACAGCTGTTACAAGGGCAGCAGATACGATCTTTACTGCATCATATCTCGGCCAATTTAGCTTTGCAGTCGGTGATACAATCAAAGCAACTGAAATTGCAGATGATTTAACCGGATTAACACTTAACAGAAATTATACTGTTAACGCCGTTAGTTCTACTCAAGTGACTTGTGATGAGGATACATCTTCAGGCTATAGCGCATGGGTTAGTGGCGGATTTATCACTCAAATTAGTAATTCTAGTGGCGTTCCTTATCCAACATTAAACGTTGCGATTCAAGGGATGACTTTAGGAACAGGCGTTGTAGGAGCAAATAGTGCTTCTATGGTTGCAGTATTTGAAGGACAAAATTCAGTAGTTTAAATTTAACTTTATAAAGGGGTGAGTTTAGTTTATAATTAAAAAAAAGACTTAACTTGCCCCGTCTTAGGAGACAAAAAATGGGAATGACAAAAGCAAAGAGAACGCCAGAGCAGCTACAAAAACTTCCAATCGTTGGAAAACAACCTGAAAATGAAAAAGAGGATAAATTTCTACGTGAGATTTGTGAATACGAATTCATTAATACTGAAGAAGCTGGACTGACACATAAATTCGGTTATGGAAGTTCAACTAATTATCATACGTTTGAATTCTGGCACGGAGCTGTTTACAAAGTACCAAGATTCATTGCTAGACATATTGAG